CAACAATTGTCGCAACTTCACGAGGGTGAACAATGTAGTCGTCACCAGTGTATTTTCGTTTGTGTTTGATTGCACCATGTGCGGCAGCAGCGAATGCGTCTGCTCTGGCTACAAGATCTGTCATGATTAACTCCTACTTAACTAATAGTGCTATTATACACTCTTTGTAGTAGAAGTCAAGTTAAATTCGTGTTTTAGATCCGTTGAATATAGGACGATATGCACGAATAAATGCTGTTTCTAAGGCATCTATTTGTTTGCTGTCCAGGTTGGTGAGATTCCAAGCCAACACAGGCAACTTATCTACCTCTTTCTTAAAGATAGGCTTCCAGTCTAAGTTCGCAGGTTGTAGAACATCATGCTTTTGTCTACCTACCCAGTAATCTGGAATATCATCTGGATTGTCTAAGAAATGCTGTTTCATTCCTTTACGCCAATTCTTAGGAAACTGCCAACGAGTTTCTTTTCTTGGACGATTAACATCTCCAAACATAGCCGCTAGATTAACCGTAAGTTTAGCATAATGTGGTTGGAATCTATTATGAATAGTATTACCGGCTGTGGCAATACCAATATAATAAGGGGTAGTATTATTAGGTTCATAATCAAATATAAAGTATAACCCGCGATGCTTGCCTACACTGCCTTGGTGCAGGTCTTTAACAGTAGCTTGATAAGGTTCGATATAAGGAATACCGAGCTCTGTAAATGCCTGTTTAGCACCGTCTAATAGAGTATACGTTATCACTTCATTAATTTTCATATATGTATTTATTGCTTAGTTAATTTGAACTAAAACTCGATGATAACAAGCACAATTACCGTCATATATGTTCTGATATTGATAGATTGGTTCGTTGTTAGCAGGCACATAGCTCGGTAGCAGTGTGTATTGTGGTTGTTGTACTACCACTGTGCGAGGTTGGGCTATGATATAACCAAGTGTGCCGCCAACAATTAACGGGAGTAACACGTCATTACCGTTGCCATGATAGTTTCGATTGTGATAGCCATCTGCGGCTGCAGTAGTGCTAAGTGATAATAACAGTGTTGCTAGTAATAGCTTCTTCATGTCTTACTCCTTATTAATGTCTATATTATACTATTAAAGTTCTTGATTGTCAAGATATTGTTGTAGGTTGTTAGCATGTAGGCTTAACATCATAGCATCACGGTCGCTGACAATGTGTATGGTCTTACGATTTTGTACGTAATACGGCTCCTTAAACCAACGCTCTAGCTGTACAAACGTTTTAGGACGTATATCGTGACTAAGTTCAAACTTATAGAATTTAACATGTTTACGTACTTCCAAATAGGCTCTTTGGGTCAATCGTAAACTGTTGTGATTAGTTGGATTATACCACCAACTGCTAGGACTTACTGAGTATGGAGTTAAAGCGTAAAACTTAGCCTGCCATTCTGCTTGTAACATGATTATGGATAGATGATATCGCCAGCTTTAAGTAGTACAACTGAAAACTTTTCTGACTTAAACAGCGTATTAAGTTTCTTAGCGAGATTGATTGCGTGACCGGGGTTACTAAATGACACTTTCTTGTATTTTGGACCAGGGTAGGCTACAAGTATGTTTTGCGTTTTTAGATTGATTGGTTGATTGTCAAAGAAGACTGCCCAGATACCTTCTGAATCCAGAATCTGATCACTCTTGTAATTTGTTTTATTAACATGCTCTAATAGTACTGTCGGCTTTGGTCTTGACATAAAGTATCCTTGCTACGTTTATTTATGCCAATTAACTACATATATAATTCTAAAAACCTCCGCCATCCATCTCAATATTAACTACTGCTTCGGCTTCTTCTGCTTCTTTAATAGCAGTTAATGCTGCAATTTGTGCTAGTAATTCAAATATATCGTTGTGTAAATTTCTAACATCTGTGGCAGATAGTGTTAGATCTTTACTGTTAGTTTGATTCATTACCTTAACTCGGTTGTTAAATGCCTTTAAATGCAGGCTAAGTTGATTCTCCATCATGACCCCCATTTGCTATTTTTAATTGAATATTTCGTTCTTCTTGTGTTTTGAATGGACCTTGATATGGATACCTATTTAAAGTAATTAATTTTGGACAATAGCTTTTTACCCATCCATTATTAAACTGTACAATATAGTATCCTGCACAGAAGAAACTCTTACTTTTGCTACCTTTAGTAAACACTGGCAACTTATGTTGTACGTCCCATAAAGCATTTTGCGGTTTATTTTCGCAAGGGTATCCGTATACTTCGTGGGTTTCTTTTGCTACTTTAGTTACTTTGGTTTTATCAATAATAATGTTATATCGATCGCTTAACAGTTTTAGACTACTAAACTGTTCACGCTGGCCGTCATGTACTAATGTAACACCTTTGTTACCGTCATTGGCAAGAATAGTAGCAACTTTGGTACCGTCACTTTCAACTACCCAACATTTATTCTTTACAATGGTTCGTGCTAATAAATTAAATACTGGTCCTTCACAACTATCTGCACCTACGCAGGTTTTTTCAAATTGACAAAAGCGTTTATACTGTTCCGACATAGATAATTCCAATATATGTTAAGTAATGCAGTCCTTGATCTGCACCCATCCAAACCCAAAACATGCGATCTGTGGTGCTTAGGCCCTTATTTAGTTGTTGTTTTGCCCAATCGATGTGATAGTGTAGAACAAAGTCTAAGAACGCTAGACCAATAATAACGTTAGCATGATTGACAAAGCACACTAGGATTAAGAATGTCCAGCTAGCATGCACTAATGAGTGATGAATACCACCCGTGGCACCGTATATACCTTTTTCACGCAGCATGTAATCATACTGCATAATAAAATCAGCAATAAAATGTTTAATGCCAAACAATGCCAATAAGACAAAGACGGTAGTAGTCATAGTTAGCCTCTAATAAAAGTACTGCGTGACTTAGGAGTTTCCCACCAATCAATACGATCCACGGTTACATTTAACTTTTTCATCTTAGCGTCGACTAACTCTGCCATCCAGCTGGATAAGTTTTCGCTAGTAGGAACAAAGTCTACAATAAAGAAACCTTCGTAGTATTCATACTCCGGTGTGTTTGGTTCCAAGTCACTCAAATCAAGCGTACTACCTGCGTATTGATCTGTTTCTGGAATATACACTGGAATCATTGCACGTGTGCCAATTAATTGACCAAACAATGGGTCATTAACATCCAGCATAAACTGATGATCAATATATTCATTAATCCATTTCTTCAACCATTCTAAATGACGAAAGTCTGTTACCATACCTGTTGCATCTAATGTGCCAGTCGGGCTCTTTAAGAACACTTGCATCTTGCCCTCGTGTCCATGTAAATGTCTGCAAGCGCATTTCAAATCTGCAGCATACTCGCCATTTAATTGCTGGCTCCACACCCGATGACCGTAGCAAAACTCGAACGTCTTATCTATTACATGTGCCATATTATTTTCTCCATATTGTTATATTAGTATACATATTTTTTAATTTATTGTCAAACTCTAATTCAGTGCCTATAATTTTACAGGCCAGTATAAGATAACTAGATAATTTTAGCATCATGTAATAAGTTTTCAAGCCCACGTTGTCGCTCTAAGAACTTAAAGAATAGTGCGAGAGTATTAACTGCATCAATGTCTGCTCTGTGCGCTGTGCCTTTGAACTGTAGTTTAAACGTGCCCATAGCACTAGCAAGCCCGCCACTAGGATTCTTGCCACGTGCAAACATCATAAACGTATAGAACGTTTTACAATCAATCCAACGACGACCGAAGTGTGGAAAGTCTGCATAATTTTTACAGAACTCATCTAACAGTTCTCTACTATCACCACCACCCCAAGTGATTGGGTTGATCCAAGTGTTATGTTGTTTGATTAAGTCACTGAGTTCACGTGCAACTGTAGCATGACTTACACAGTTTAATCTAATATCGTGATCAGTAATACCAGTCAAATCGATAATAAATTGATCAATCGGCTCGTTTGGATCGATATACCATTTCTTAGTTATGTAATTTTCAAACTTATCATTGGCACTGCCAATGGCAATACCAACCTGAATGATCTTACCACTGGGTTGGTTTAATTCTAAGTCTAGTGCTAAAAACTTCTGTGATTTATCTATCAAAATTTACTTTCTAATTAATTAAATGATACAATGTTACTGCTTGCGCAGGATAACTAGCACACATCCATTCTGCCATGTTGCTGGCATTGTCGCTTAGTTTAACTAGGTCATACTTGCCGCAGAACTTTAAGAACTGCGCACCTACCATAGGACGATTAAGTGCAGTTGCATTAGCTTTGATAGTTTCTTCTATCATAAGTTTATACTCTTTAGGCTGTGCTGCTAAGTCTACTAACGTAACGTTACGATTGTAGTCATCTAGCACACGATGCTCATCACCGTTATGATCAGTCCAACGTTGTAGCATTAGGTTATTCCAAGCATAACCTTGTTTGTCTTTGTCACCAAACGCTTCTTCTAGACCTACTTTGTTCTTAGTGCCTTTAGTACGTACACCGGGATACGCACTAAAGATATTATCAGTAGGGTCGCCACGTACACATTTTTCAAATAAGATGAACTTAGGATCTGGAATCTTTTTAGGTTCTTTAGTTTTCTTGTCTATAACAAGTTTACCTTTCTTATCGTATATACCGGTAAGGGTGTGTAATTCATCACTAATACCGTTGTATTGATTAACGTTATCACTTAATAATTGATAAAAGTCCGTGTCACTTGACACAATAGTGTGATGGTCAGTTGGATGTGTTTGTATCCACCCTGCTACCAAGTCATCTGCTTCTAAGTTAGCATGTTGTAATACAGTGCAATTAGTCCGTTCAGCTAAGAACGTCTTCATAGCGTCAAAAGCGTCCCAGAACATTTGCTCTTCTTCTTGTTCTGCTTCAGTCTTGGCAGCACGTGCCACAGCGCGATTGGCTTTATACGGAGTATAAAAGTCTTTGCGCCAACTACGACCTTCTAGACACACGATAACGTGGTCTGCTTTTTGATCGCGCCATGCTTTGTTAATTGATGCTAGGGTAACGTGTATAGCAAAGCCTAACTTATCCCAGGTATCGCTTTGTCTATGTGCGCTGTGTCTAGCACGGAAAAATGTGTTTGCTGCATCTACGATTAAGTATCTCATGTAGTTATTATACTTTCATTTATGATTTTTGTCAAGTGATTTGCCCATGCTTGATGTGCATCTGCACCATAATGATAACTTGTTGGGGTAACAGGTGTGTAACCCTGTGATTTTAATAAATTAAAAAATGAACCAGCATGGGTGTATGGTTCATAATATGAATTACACCATGACAATTGGGTAGAAGTAGTCAACCCACTAAAGGTATTAAAGAATAAATGTGGTATGCTTTCAGCAACTAATCGCTGATGCAAATTCCATATTGCTTCTTGAGCTTGATCACAGTATTGTTGTACACTATGTCTATCCAATACCCAATGCTTATAAGCTAGTACTGCATCATCGGACAATCCATCGGTGGACATGTTTGCGCTAAACTGATGCCAATATCCATCAATGAAAAACTCTTCGCGTTCCCAAGTTGCCCAACCGATTATTATTAAATCTGGATTAGGATTGGTTTCTAAATATTCGTAGGTTGTTCGTAGCATACGTTGATTGCTACTGCCACTTTCGGCTTGACAGACAAGGGTAGCATTGTATTGATCTGCTATTCGTTGCCCATAACTAACTTTGACATTATCGGGGTGTGGAACCCTACCAGCTGCAGTCTGCGTACGGTCATAATGATCCCAACCCATAGCTGGATCATCGGATAAAAAACAGTATGCATTGGCCGCTTCTGCTCCTGCACTGTGGCTGTCACCGTTTACATATACTATCAACTTACTTCCGTTCTACCATTGCCCAGATCACGTCTACGTTCATTGCGTTTTGATGGATCGGCTTGATCTTGTTCGTATGATTCTGTGATTACATTGCGACATATTGCTTTGAACCAATTATCTACAATATCAGCATCTGTTCGACCTTGATAGCCTGCACGTATTAAGTTGGCTACAAATTTATCATTCCAATCTAATTCAAATGCACCATTACCTGGATCATCGGGATCTAAATCCATACTTAATATCTTTACCCAAGGTTCGCCATTTTTAGTAGCAAGTTTTTTGTCTGGATCTTCTACTACTTTCTTTTTACTAGCACGTGGCTTTTTAGGTTTAATAGCCGCTGGATCTGCACTAGCAACCTTGGGTGTTTTAACCTGTGTACGTTTCTTGCCTTCGGTTATAGGCGCAATCTTACCTGTTTCAGGCTGAGCTATATTTGTTAATACATTTTTAATTTTATTCCACATACTATTTCCCCCAACTGTTGCCCCAAAGATCAACATGTAATCTTGGGCTGTAATAATAACCGCGTAGCATTGCTTCGTCTGCTATATGAAACTTGTTACCATCATACACACTAACAACACCACCAACTGGCATAACATAAACTACGCCTGTAAAGCCTGCAGCCCTGTATGCTGCCACAGCACGATCAACTTCATCAAAGTCATTGGGCGTTTCGATAACAAACTTGAGATAAGTTGTACCAACCTTTTCATAGCTTGCTACAATCTCAGGTTTAATAGCATCTTCCCAAGTTTCACCGCTAGCACTTAACTTTGGACTTACACTAAATGTAATTTCACGTGCTTGTCTTTTCCATAGTTTCAAGTATGCGGCAAAGTCATCATGCAATGCCTGGGTGCCATTTGTTTCAAATGTTAAGTTAAGCAAGTTAAACATGTCATCATGTGCTAACAACTTAGGAAATGACCGTTGCCATCCTAATAGTGGCTCACCACCTGTTATAACTAAATGTACGTTGTTGCCATTAGCCTGTTGCCAATTGTTATTGGGCACAACATCTAGCATCTGCTTAACTGTTTCGTCTATG